TAAGGAAACTATGAAGTTAACTTCAGAGTTTCAAACAATGCTATCTCCTCTTCGGAAGGAAATCAATCGTAAACGAATTGATTATCTTAAGAAAAGTGGAAGAAAGTCTAAGGAACTAACTAAGAACGAATTACTTCAAGAAGTCGTTCGTCTTAAGAAGTTACTAGACACTTCAACTACAAAGGAGTAGCTGGTACTGACCAATTATCAAAACGATCGGGTATACCTGGTCGTTTTGGAAAAGGCAAGCTTTTCCGAAAGCTTGTTACGATTTCAGTCTTTCTTCAAGCCAATTGGGATGTTAATCCAAATGGAATGATAATTGAATACTGTAAAATCTATGAACATCTAGTCAAGCATCACGGTGAATTATACGCTGTACAAAAGTTAAAACTTTGGTACGGAGTATCTCAACGTTATGCTTGTGGACAGCAATTTGATCCTTTACCATTTACGAAAGTAACTGATAAATTATCTATGCTTCCAAAGAAGTTATTACCGTTTAAACGGTACTTAGATGGCACAGTAAGCGAACGAAGAGTGGCTTTAACTGTACTATCAATCTTTCGTATTACTGTTATAACAAATAAGACGATAGATTATAGTCAAGTTGAAGCACCTCGATCTATAGATCGAGACTTTTCATCACTAGACGTAAATAATGATTTATCATATTTAAGTAGAGTGGTAAAAAGAGACCCTTCGGAGATTAATAAGAAATTACTATTGAGTTGGAAACATTGTGTAAACACAATGTTCCCACCTCAATCGCTTTCTTATAGAAAGACTTTACTACAAGGAGATGAGTTACATGTTTCCAACAAGAATGGACCCAATGGGCCCGCTCTTGGAGGGATTGCGCTTGATTGGATAGCTGTTCGAAACCAAGGACTCGTAAACGATATCTTTAGTGTCGCAGAACTAACCAACAATACTTTCTTAAAACAAGTAATGTACTCCTTTTATAGTACACCAATCGAGATTGAAACCGGTGACACATCCAATATTTGTGCATCCCGACTTGCTTTAAAGCAAGAGCCGGGAGGCAAAAATAGAGTATTTGCCATTGGAGATTATTTTACACAGTCAGCTTTTAAAAGCTTACATAAGTATTTGTTTAGATTCCTTCGTCAGCTTGCTGA